TCGTCTCATAGATTTTGTTAATAACGTAAGGGTTGTAACCAAGCTCTTTCTGGCTGCGCCACTGCAAACCCTCGTAGTACTTGTCCATGATCTTGCACTTAAAGAGAGTTTCCCACTCTTTATAATATTGGTCAGCCGTTTTTAGACGGTCAGACCAAAGAGAGTCGGTTACAATCTGTTTTGCCACTAGCGAGGACCCACCCGTATACTATTTAGAGAGCCTATACCACCTACAAAGATACTCAAAATCCAAAGCACGACAAGTATCACCACTACCACATTAAGTATCGTTTTGAAGGGTTCGGCCATCGGAATGTATGTGTTAACAAGCCACATTATCAGTCCGATAGCAACAAGAACTACGATGATTGTAATTATTGGCATTTAGTTGTAACCCGCACTTGCCGCTTGTAACTGCTTCTGCCGCCCGGCCATCATTTTGAACCACTTGAAAGTATTTTGTGGTACTTTACGAGCGGGCATACCTCGTTCGGTGCCGTGCATAGCTACAAAGTACCTAATACAATCGTAGGCATGGTCTGCTACGCTGTCTTCGCGTTCGTCACAGAAAATCTGTTTACCGTCTATATAGCCGAGGGATTTCCGCCGCTGGCTCTGCAACTCTTTTATCGCATGAAAACAGCCTTGTTCATATTCCGGCGACTTTTTGATAAAGTAGATCCCCGGATTAGGTGAGCTTCCAGTAGACGGAGATTTGAATTTATTATTCGATCTAAGGAGTTCGTTAATACGATTACGGGTTGCAAATTCGTTGTTGTCAGCGGGAATCCAGAAGAGGGGCGGACTTGTGATACTTTTGTCGCTATACTCGTTCGAGACAGTCCAGAATCCCCCGTCTTTTTGTGCGGTCTTTTTGAAGATTTGTGGGTCCGCGTAATTTGCCGTGTAGATTTCATTTTCACTTAATTCTTTAATGTTGCGTCTGTGAGTACTGACAACTTGGTTGGGCATGTAGTATTCTCTGTAGCACACGTACACACCTTCATAGGCTGCCCACCAGAGACAACAAGTTGGGGAAGCGTCGCCGTGGTCAAGAACTCGGAAGAGATTTCCTTTCCGCTTAATTCGATCCAATAGTTCTTTGTCGTATTCCAGTAAGCTGCCACTCGGTACCTTATGTATCTGAGCATTTGAAATTCCCCATTGACCTTTAACAAACTTGTTTACCCACTCTTCGTCATGAAGTAGTGCTTCTTGGTAAGTTTCCGCACTACTTAAGCTCGCATCCCACTCGCCCTCAACGTAGAAGTAATTAGAACGCTTCTCAAGAGAATCGGGGTGAAATTTTCGAAAGACAAAGTGAAATTGGGTATCTGGATTACAGAGGAGCATATTGTAGGAAGGTGCAATAAATTTTCCGGTCTTAGGATTAGTTGGCCAGTCTGGGAATCTATCAAGCATAGATTTTGGTATTTCAGCATCATCCCACCTCCCTATACGAGCATCAAGTACATCGTAAACTTTTTCGTCTACCTCCTCCGCTTGGTCCGTGAGAGAACTGTTAATCTCCAAACCTCGAAGTGTGCTCTCGTCTACTTTGTCAAGATGTAGCCAGTAGATTGTACTTCCATTCTTAAATACCGTTAGACCGTCTTGTTCATTGTGCCGCTCGACGATTTCGCGGGGGCAGATTTTAAAGAAAGTCTGCATTGTCGTCTTTTTGAGATCGGCAAAAGTCTGGCGGGCTATGGCCATACGGTAGTTGGCAAAAGTAGTAAGAAGAGTAAAAGCTTTCAAACAGCCAGAATAGGTCTTTCCATTATTCAGGGCGCCGGAGAAGCACTGGTTACGAGCTACTGCGTAGTAAAAGGCTCGCTGAGCGGGATTCGCAAATGTGATTTGGAGGTTCACGCTTTTATACGAGAGCTTACACCGAATCGGTCACCAAGTTCTTTTGCTTCTTCCCGTGTCATTCTAGTACCAAGTCTCATGGCACCGGCGGAGCCACTCATATCGTAACAGTTAAACGTACCATTGTTGTCTTGTACAACTTGGACAGAAAGCTGCCCTTCTTCGTTGTAACCGTTACTAAAAAGTGGCCCGTCTTCCCACCGAAGCATACGTCTAGCCCAACTTTACAAAGTAAGAGGTTGCCGCACTATTGAAGGGGCACTTAAACTCCCACTTAATTGCGTCTGCTGTTCCCTCTGGCACTTGATGTCCCGTATAATCGGTAAACACCATAGTCCCATTATAAGTAAAAGGGTTGCCGTTGACACTTGCATTGTCAGCAAGCCCAAACTTACCTTCTTCAAATTCATCGTCTACACGAACTAGCCAAGGAATGCTAGGTTCGGTATTTTTGGGATAGTCGGCGGGATCTCGGCTTACCTTTATCTTCGAAGTGCCATTTCCTTCTGGAGTCCAATTGGTAACTTCGGTTTCTCCCGCTTCCATGTACTTCTTCATAGCGAGGTCTGGATGCCAACCTTCAAATTCGATTTCTTTGGTTAGCAACTCGCCTGCGTGAGCAAGATCGCCACAAAGTTGGTCCCTGCCGCTCGTAGCACCTGTCTTTAGAGCATAAAGTCTACGAACAGAGGCGGGTTTAGAAGCAACGTAAGTCTGAAAATCAAGAGACATATTATCCTTTTACCTTATTTAGACGTGGATTCGATTTGTGAGCAGCCGCCGAAGCATGACGTGTGCGACTTGCTAAAATGGCACCCGCTATTTTATGAGAGTAGCCTTCACTTGCGATCTTATTTTGTACAGATTTGAAACCAGGGTGCTTTGTCATCATGTCACGGTGTTTTTTAGCCCAAGGACCGTAATTGACAAGAGCAGCGCCACGAGGGGAGGCTTTTTCCGATCGCTGAGCCCCTTTTTCTTCAAACTCGTCTTCCTTATCAACATTCTTTGCAGTCTTCTCGTTTCCTTTGGCTCCCTTAATCATTTTAAAGTGAGCATTTACAAGAGCGGAGGAAACTTTATCTCGTAGACTCATAAAACCCTCGCGGTTTGATTTTCTTCTGGTTCATTTCTACCCGAAATAGCCGGCTCTTCAAAAATGGTCCGAAGGTGGCTAAACAACTGGGACTTAGTTTTGAAAAGAAACTCTTTTGGAGAATGGTAATGACCGTCGCCGCTACTTTTATGGTGATGAGAAACAATAAAACCGTTTTCAGCGTGTTTAATTCTTGTTTCTTCGATCTCTTCTGGCTCCTTACTCTTGATTTTCGTATAAGAGTGAAGAAGAGCACGAGAAACTTTTTCGTTTAAGGCCATTACTTTGCTCCAGGAGCGGAAAGTTGGTTGTAAATTGCGCCTATACGCGGATTGATGGCGAAAAGCTTTTGTTTGAGAGCTGCTATATACTCGTCACGCCAGTCTTGAGGAACGCCAGACTCTTGCTGATTGTAGGCTCCCATATAAGCAGGAACCTCCGCTGAAGGTCTTCCTACCATTGCACGCCCGCGCTGAGAAAGCGCTCTTGCTATTTCCTGAAAGTTGGGTGTTTCTGCAGCAGCCTGAGAAAATTGGCCACGGTTTGCAGAATTTAGAAGCGCACTGTGAATAGCTTCATGTCTAATAGTGCGAGAAAGTTGACCCGGTTCTTGATTTAGAGTGGGATCTATCTGGATACTACCAGTTTCTGGTCCTGTTAGATGTGCTAAAGCTAGTATATGACCAAAAAGTGACGCGGGGTTTTCATACTGACCTTCTCCGCCGGTATCTACAGGCGTTTTGAAAGTAATAGGCGTGCGAGTTCGTCGCTCTTGAGCAGGACCGTAAGTGGTACTTTCGTCAGACACAGTTTAGTTTAACTTCGTTAAAAACTTTGGGGAAATTCCGCGAGTAGAAGTTTCAAAGGCCCCACCAAAAGAATAACCAACAGCATAGGGCATCTCATCTTCTTTTAGTTTGAATCCTTCCGTATCTAATTGGACACCACAATTTGAACAGAAGTTATCATCTTTTTTAACTTCTTTGTAGCATCCAGTATTTTGACAGTAGAATTTCACTGCAATATTTTTGAACATAAAAGTTACCTCATTACCGCAGGCAAAAACTGTTTAATTGCTTTAAGTGTAGGAATAGCTTTTGGGTAAGGGCGAGAAAGAAGAATATGTTTGGCAATGGCATTAGAGAGTGTTTGCGAAGACCCGCTGCTGGATTTTGGCAGTTGCGTTTTTAGGAGCGGAGGGATCTTAAAGGTCAACGCTCGTGTCCTCTCACAGAAATCTTATAAGCCAACTTCTTTCTCGGTGTACTTGCAAATTCGTGTAACTGCTGGTGGCTCATTTTGAGCAAACCCTTGTTCTTCTTGTAGAGCTTTCCGGGGTTGTGTTCCGCTATTGCCATTGCCATTTGTTGCGCGCGAGAGACAGAAGGCATTTAACTTCTCTGTGCTCCACATTTTGTACATTGCCAATAAGTATGCCCAGGACCATAACCTGTCATACGAACCCAATTATGATTACACTCCCAATTATAATAACGTAGCATCAGTACTCGCTTCTGTTCGTAAGCACATTCTCCGCTTTGTCCAAGTTCGTCATACTCGGCTTCACACGCACAAAGCGATAGCCCATTGTTTCGCAATGGTGCTTTGCCCTTTCCACTACAAGCTTCATGTCGGAAGAGGGAAAAGTAAAACGGAGAAACTCAGAGCTTGTCTGTTGGCCGTGACGGTAGTAGAGAGTATATTCTATTAGCTCGCCCTGTTGTAAAGCTGGTATTTGTCCAAGTGCTTTACTTGCTTCTTTTGCTGTTGGTGCTGGTGTCATCTTGGTATAAGTATAGGATTGATCCCAATATGTTCTGCGTCGTTAATAATGATCGTTACAGAAAAGGCTTCGCCTGCCGATTTGTCATTTCGTAGCAAGCCGTTTAGCTCTAAAGCCGTCTTCGCGGCACCTAGCCGCACAGCGCCACTATCTCCCATTTGCATGAGGTTTGACACTTGTTCCAAAACTTCAAGCGGCGTCAGACCGGAACTCTCTAATAGCCGACTTAGCCTGCTTACGCTTTGTGGCTCTTCGAGTTCTTGTAGCTGCTCTTTTGCTAGAACTTTGTGTATTTGGCTTGGCGATAACATTGGCATGAGAATTACCGTTTACTTTAAGTGGACTATCCCGCAATCTCTGTAAGGCGTATTCGCGTGTTTGTGTCATTTTTCACTTTGTGGCTAGTCGCGTGGCGAAGTTGAGGCTACCACACCTCCGAGGCTGCTGTCAACTGTTTTTCTCCATTAGTTCGTTTAACTTAGCGGCGTAGGACTCGTCCTTATAGTACCTCAAAATTAGCCCCACCCTGCTCTGCACTTCTACCTTTTTAAAAATTCGTGTTTGTATAGTATCCACAGTTTGTTTTACTAGATACATGTCGTTTGCTATTTCTTTCATTGTTTTATCTGTGAGTAATAGCATACAAAGTTTCCGCTCTTGGGGAGAAAGCTTTTCCATTTTTTATTTTTTCTAAGTTTTTGTTGATAGTTCGTGGATGTATTAACTCTAGGGCGCGCCTTTAACGCCTCTTAGTACTCTCGTAAGGGGCGTACCGGTACCCTGACGGAAAGTACTAAGAAGAGTGTTAGTGGGACAATCGCTCGCGACGTGCGCGCCAACCGCGAGGGTAGCGAGGAAAGAGAGACAGAACGATTCGCGAGGAACCAAAGCGAGTGTAAGTGGTGAAGGTCACGATATCACCTTAACCACTACACCATTGGCCACGCGAACACGCGCGTACCATTTGTGCGGCTGAGGATAATGCGGACCTTCGATGGTATCTTCGCCGTCGCGATTTGTAGGAAACATACCAGAAGGATTGTAGGTAGTAAGCTGATCGCCACGCAATACAGCTTCCTTCAATTCCTTCTTACTCTTAAAGTTTGGATCAACGTAACTCATTTAGTGAACCTCCACTAACAGAGTAAGCGAAAGCCGAGCGGAAAGCAAGGAGAAAAGTTACTTACCACTACTTAGTACTCTCAAAGCAGAGCAAGCGCACGTTTTGAAGTAGGTTAGCGTTACTTCCCTAGTATCTCAGTGTCTTACGCTTTTATTGTCTTGCTCTGCTTTCAAAGGTGAGAGTGCCCGCGTATGAAATGAATTGCAAGCACTCTCACAAAGTGTGTTACACCGCCGAGCTAGCCTTCAGATTCTCAATGAATCCGGGCATTGCCAAAATACCGTCTTGTGCGGCATCCTTAAGAGCGCGTTTCTTGTCCTTTGCAAGATCCTTCGTATAGCCATTCATCTTGGCCATGTTCAGGACCATACCGGCGAGAAACTTGCTTTGAGTTTCGGAAAGAGTGGTACCAGTGAAATCGGTGAAAGTACCATCCTCGTTTTCGACCTGCCACGGTACCTTAGGATCGTTAGCAAGCTGTTCGATCGCGTAAGCCTTCAAACCGTCGTTAACAATTTGAAGAAAAAGAGTAGCGTCGTTGCCTACTCGCGCGAGCGCTTCAGCCGTGGTACTGACTGGCTCATTAGTACCCTTCTTAATGAGTACCACGTCGTCCTTACTGTCCACGTCGAAAACCTTTTTCTGAGTCGTGATGTCCATGTGTGTGTCACCCCCTTTCGGGACCGTCTTGTTTCGCTTCATGGTTTATGATAGCCCAGGTGAGCGGCCATGTCAAGAGAAAAGTAAAAATAAAAAGTAGTACTACCAGTTTTACTCTTTTTAGGCGAAGAGAGGGCGAAGTTAAAGGTTTGTAAGGGGGTTTGCGGAGGGGTTTTGACATGGCCAAGACACGGTTTAGACACCGTGGCAGGATGATTTAGACAGGCTCTGCGAGGTCGCAAGGGCTGCGCCTTCAGTCACATACCCCCAGCTTCGCCGTCTCTTCTAACCGTGTCAAAGAGCCTACTAAGTGGCAGCCATTTGCCTAGGCTTTGTAAGCTGTTGATTCTATTATATATATTATTTATCATATATATTATTACAAGGTAAAACAAAAACTGCAAAACCAAAATAACTTCTTTAGAATCAAGAGCCAGCTAGGCATCGCCGTATTACTGCCACATAGTGGGTTACCTGGCACTAGGAGAAGACAAGGCGAAACCCACCCTAAGCCCAACAAAACAAGGCAAATAGACTTCTTGACACTATGTCAACTTCATGCTAGACTCATGATGGAACCGGGCCTAGAGCATGTCAGGACCACTCCGAGCAACCTCTAGGCGGTCAAACGGCCATGGAAAAAAGAGAACAAAGAGCAGAAGTACCAAAAAGAAGAAACAAAACAAGTATTGAGAGAGGCAGGAAATACGCTCTTCTACTAAATGGTAAACAAAGCGGACAAGATTTTCGAGACCTCGCTGCGATTTTCGGTGTTGACGCCCGTCAGATTGCGAGGGACCTGCAAAATTACAAACTGAGTGAAAGAGTCTAAATGCCACAAATAAACAATCCACGTGTCGCTAGACCACCACGTTACGACAGAGCACCGAAAGAGGCAGAAGGGGACAATCCAACTATAAAGCGCTCTTTTGATGC